CAATGGTGCATCTCATGATAACTTCTTTGAGAAGCGTGTCACTGAATACTCTGTTGTTGGTATGGAAGGCGACTGGGGTTGGGAGACAGAAGCTGCATGAATTCATGGAGAATAATGTGTGAGGAATGCGATACTGAAACGCATGTTGTCACTGAAGAACACATTGACATTGGCTTTTGCCCCGCTTGTGGCCGTCGCGTTGAACCGGAGGACGTATCCGAAGGGGATGATATATAAATGTATGTGGATATATAATGACGAACCCTTTCTTGACACGCCAGATGAATACCAGGGCTTCGTGTATCAAATCACGGAGCTCGATACCGGTAAGAAATACATCGGTAAAAAGTTCTTCTGGCGTCCCAAGGTACTACCAATTACAAAAACTCGTAAACGCAGAGTCCATACTCGAGTTGAGTCAGATTGGCGTGATTACTTTGGTTCGAGCGTCGAAGTCCAGCGACTTGTGGAATCCAAAGGGCACGACAACTATAAAAGAGAAATCCTAAAGCTTTGTAGAACTAAAGGCGAATGCTCTTATTATGAAGCTAAACTTCAATTTGAACATGATGTTCTTCTTTCAGATGATTATTACAATGCATTTATTGGTTGTAAGATTCACGCGTCACACTTAAAAAAATAGTGTACATATTCTAAAACCCGGTGTATAATGGTAGAGTTATTCACCGGGAAGATGGAGTACCCATGATTATTATTGATTTTAGTGGCATTGCAATTAGTGCTATAGCCATTAATAAAACACTTGATGAAAATCTAATTCGTCATATGATTCTCAATTCTATACGTATGTATCGATCTAAATTTCATAAAGAATATGGTGAAGTCGTTATCGCTGCTGACGGTGCAAATAACTGGCGTCGTGGTGCATTTCCTCAATACAAAGCTTCACGTCGTAAAGACCGTGATAAGTCTGAATTCGATTGGCCTGAAGCATTTCGTATTATGCATATGGTTAAGGAAGAAATCCTTGAGAACTTTCCATATAAAGTAATCCATGAAGAAGGTTGTGAGGCAGATGATATTATTGGTACACTTGTTGAAAACACCAATGAGTTTGGTAACTATGAACCTGTCATGATTATTTCAGCCGATGGTGATTTTAAGCAATTACAACGATATGATAATGTTAAGCAGTTCTCACCTTTATTGAAGAAGTTTGTTGTTGAAGATCATCCACGTTTACATCTCACGGAAAAAATTATTAAAGGTGACAAAGGTGATGGTGTTCCTAATATACTATCTGATGATAATGTATTTATTGAGGAGCTACGTCAAACTCCTGTATCTAAGAAAAAGATGGTCGAGATCCTTAATGCTTTGGAAGCGACCGATACTTCAAAACCATGGTACAGAAACTATCAACGTAATGAGATGTTGATTGACTTGACAAAAACTCCACAGCACTTAAAAGAAAATATTTTAAAATCGTATGAATCTCAGGATCCATGGGGTAATAAAGGTAAAGTACTTCCGTACCTAATAAATAAACAATGTAAGATGTTGATTGAAAGCATAGAGGAATTTATCTAATGAAATTAATTTATGAAGTTTTAGAATTGGTATCTAAAGCAAAATCTAAAAAGGAAAAGGTAGAGATTTTAAAACAAAATGAAACATGGGGATTGAAAGACGTAATCCGTGGTTCAATGGATTCTAGTGTTGCATGGAATCTTCCTGGTGGATCCCCTCCATATACTGCTGCACCTGAAAATGCTATTCCTACAAATCTGCAAAGAGAAAACAAAAAGTTTGCGTATTTTGTAAAAGGTGGTAAAGGAGATCAATTACCATCATTTAAACGAGAAAATATTTTTATTGGTATGCTTGAAGGTGTCCATCCAAAAGATGCAGAATTATTGGTTGCAATGATTAATAAAGAAACGCCAAAAGGTCTTACTAAACCGGTTGTCGAAGAAGCATTTCCCGGTTTACTCAAAGGTTAAAATGTGGTATAATAGTATATTATGAATTTGTTTATTTTAGATCAAGACCCGGATACAGCTGCACGATTGCAATGTGATAAACATGTTGTCAAGATGGTAGTAGAATCTGCACAAATGCTATCGACTACACATCGTGTCCTTGATGGTATTGAACTTTTAAAACCATCAAAGTCCGGTAAGACAATGCAAAAGCATTGGCGTCTTACTGGCGATCGTGAAGAACATTTATACACAGCCGTGCACGTGGGTCACCCGTGCACGCAGTGGACAATGGAATCAACTACAAATTATGGTTGGCACCTTGTCCATTTTGTTGCGCTTTGTGATGAATACACGTATCGTTATGGTAAAGTGCACAAATCATCAGAATTGATACCGTATCTGATGGAACTACCAAGAAATATTAAAGAAGGACCAATGACTCCATTCCGTTTGGCAATGACGTCAAATCCCGAGTGTATGTTTCCTGAAGATCCGGTAAAATCTTATAGAATGTTTTATCAAACTAAACAGGAACGGTTCACTATGAACTGGACAAAACGACCGATACCGGAGTGGTTTAATGGGAGTCAGAGACAAGATCAAAGTACGTATGGACCAATTACAGGAGATGATGGAGTCCAACAAACACTTAGAGAGACAGTTTGAAGTTGAAGAACACATATATACTATTACTAAATTCTGGTCTGTCCTTAATGATGAAGATAAAGATTACATTCATGCATGTCGTCACGCACTAGAATATCAATCACGTTGGGAGATAGAAGAGTAATGCCAACATATGTTTTAAAGAATGAAGAAACCGGAGATGAGTTTGAGCAAACATGTTCATATGATACTCTACAAAAAATGTTAGAAGCCGAACCAAATTTAAAACATTTGTTGAAAGCACCTAACATGATAACTGATCACAAAAGTGTGCTAACACGTGCTGGATCGGAATGGCAAGATCATTTGAAAAATATTAAGAAAAATAGCGGACGTGGAAACACGATTAAAGTATAAATATGAGAGTATTTCAACATGAACAAATTGATCTTGGATACGACGACTTGGATGCTGAGTCTACCGAAGTGGGTAGATTATACACTACTCCTGACGGTGCCTTTCCTAGTGTCACTACTGTCTTAAGTATCCTAACAGAAGAAGCCATTCAAGCCTGGAGAAATCGTGTCGGCGAAGAGGAAGCTAACAAAGTAAGTGGTCGTGCTTCAAGTAGAGGCACGAAAGTGCATTCTATTATTGAGGACTATTTAAATGGAAAAGATACAACAGAATATCTACCGCACATTAGGCAAAGCTTGGCTAATGTTCAACCTATCCTCGACTCACGGATCGGACGTATCTTTGGGATTGAAGTTCCTTTATATAGCAAGCATCTCCAGTTGGCTGGGCGTTGCGATGCTGTTGCTGAATTTGACGGTGTAGTTTCGATTCTTGATTGGAAAACTTCTCGGTATCCAAAGAAGAAAGAAAAGATCTCAAATTATTTTTGTCAGATGGCGGCTTATGCGATTATGTTTGAAGAACGTACCGGCATGCCAGTGACAAATCTAGCAGTTGTTATGGACGTTGATGGACATGAGCCATTAGTATTTAAAGAACATCGTGATAACTGGACCAAAATGTTACACGAAACAATCGAAAAATATAATAGGAGAAAATTTTGGCCGACCTAGATTTAGACTTTGATTTTGGATTTACCGCGGTAGATGAAACTGAACTTGAAGCTGTACAAAAAGCTACACAAGAAGCAACTCAAGTTGCAACTACAGCAACTACGAATCAAGAAAAACTTGATAAGCTATATAATGCAATCATCCCTCTCTTAAATAATCTTAAAAAGAATCCGGAGAAAGAATATATTCTTTGGCCAGATCGACTTGCAAAGGTCGAAGCTTTTGAGACACATCTTAACAAGATTTACACAAGTTGATTCTAAGTGATTGATATTTAAGTGCATACTAATTGTAAAATAAGTATGTACTTATTCTCATGATTTGGTATAATGGTATCATAATCAATGAGGAGATAGATTATGAATATTTCAAATGAATTCCAGAAAATTCTGGCCGATGGCATTGCAAAGAATGCGTTTGATGACAAGCAGATTCAACAATTTGAGACTGCTCTGTTTGAGTATGAGTCTTCACTCAAGTCTGTTCAGATGTTGACTGTATATATGGCACATCTGATCAAGATGGAAGAGTATCGGGAGGCTTCATGAAAAAGCTTTCTGATCAAGTCACTCTGATCAAAACCACAGGATACATATATTATCTTAAGTGGATTGCAACCATCATTATTCTTATGGCGGTTGCTTGTCGATCAGTTGATGAGATTCCAAAGATCTATGATGTGGGTCTATCCTATATTGGAACTGGAATGTGGCTGATCGTTTCAATTGCATGGAAAGACCGAGCATTGATTCTCCTTAATTCGGTCATTTCATTCATGCTCTTTGTAGCAATATTAAGGTACATATTTTGAGAAAGCCAGATAGAGTAGCAGACAATAAAATGACAATGCCGTATGGTGACAATGTTGCTGCTCCGGCGATTACTCTTCCTGATACAAAAGATTATCGTGAAGTCAAGGTCAAGGAAGCACAGAATAAACTCAAGACTCGATACGAAGAACTCGAAGCAGAATTTAAGAAACTTGTAGAAACAGCTGCAGACAACGAGCTGATCTACAGTGCAAATATTAGTTTTAGCCCAAAGGTTGGTGAAGTCTACCATCTCTATCGTAAAGAAGATGGCACCACATGGGTAAGTCTGATCGGACCAGATGAATGGGGATCAGGTTATAATTTTGAATTTCTCGGTAGCTTTAGACTTGCTACCGATTCAGTATGGATAAGAATATGATATATGTAGATATGGATGGCGTACTCGCCGACTTCTTTGGCGGCCTTGAACGAAAGTTTAAAGTAGATCATTGGAAAAATATTGATAACGTAGAAGAAAAGATTATGAGTCTTCGTAATACTGATTTCTTCTACACACTTGACAAATATGAAACATCAGATGATTTGATTCATCATGTGCGTCAAATTTCAAATGGTGATTGGGGAATCTGTTCCTCGCCACTTAAAAATGATTTTGCTAACTCGACATTCCACAAACGTCGTTGGTTACAAAAGCATATGTTTATGCCTGCGGTTCCAAAGTGTATTTTTACTGGCCATAAACATAAGTTCGCCACAAATATTATTACTGGTGAACCCAACATCTTAATTGATGATAAACATACTAATATTGATGCTTGGAAGAAAGCTGGTGGTATTGCAATCCGGTATCAAGCAAATGAAGATGATCTTGAAGAATATTTGTTTATGCAACTAGATGAGGCTTTAAAGGGTATAAATAGATAATATAAATTATCCGAGATAATACAATGGCAAGAAAAAACCGACTCTTTGCAAAACTAGCTAGTGATGTTGATACTAGCGGAAACCTCGCAGCAACAGGTATTCAATCTGAAGCATTAGATACTGGTGTTACTGTATATGCATCTGCTGGTAATTTGCCTGTATCTGGTAATACCGCAGGTGATCAAGCTTTTGTAACCGGTACTGGTCGTTTGTATATTTTTTCTGGTGTTGGTTGGTATAATGTTGCATTAATTAATAATACGCCAATTATTCAGTCTGTACTAGATTCAGATGGGGGAGCAACTCCATTTAGTCTAGCACAAGATGGTACAGCTACTACAATTACTATTACCGCTACGGATTCGGATGGTGAAACAATTACTTATAATGCCACTGCAGATTCAGACTTTGGTGGACTCGCATCCATATCACAATCGAGTAATGTATTTACTATAACACCATTTAGTCAAGATTCTGCAACGGCTTCATCCGGTACAATTACGTTTACTGCAACAGACGGTATTAATACCGCAACTTCAGCAACGCAGACGTTTACACTAAATTTCTTATCCCAATATTGGGATGAAACGGTATTAAGTATTGGAACTTCTAGCACTAATGGATTAGATAATAGTACATTCGTTGAGCGTTCTACTAATGCACATACTGTTACACCAACTGGTACTCCGGTTCAAACAGCATTCCATCCGTATCTTAATAAGTGGAGTGTTGAGTTTGATTCACTGTCTTCAAGAATCTATACAGGGAGTAGTTCTGATTTTGGAATCGGCACTAATGATTTTTCATATGAGGGCTGGATTTATATTAATGATCTTACTGGGTTTACTACCTACTCTACTGGTTTCGGTTTAGGGGCAAACTTCTATGGATCTGACACGTTACGCTTAATTTTAAGAGATGCGGCAAACGGTAATTACATAACACTTTGTTTCGTAAATGCTAGAGTGCTAGTCAGTACGACAACTTTTGAAACAGGTCAATGGAATCATATTGCAGTTTGTAGATCAGGTAATACTCTGTCGATGTTTTACAACGGCACACGAATTGCTACCGCAACGTATACAACAAACATCAATAGTGGAAATGCTACTCATGCTTATGTTGGTCACACCGGAACTAATACTGAAGGATTCAAAGGTAACGTATCAAACGTAAGATTTCTTAATGGATCTTCTGCTTATGATGCAACATCTTCATCAATAACTGTGCCGACAGAACCGTTAACTGCTATCACCAATACAAAATTGTTAACGTGTCAATCTAATCGTTTCATTGATAACTCATCATCGGGTCATACTTTAACCCTTGGAGTAGTCCCAAAAGTCTCTGCCTTCAACCCATTCGGTCAAGAGTCTGAGTATGCGGTGGGAGAGAATAAGGGATCTGTTTATTTAAATGGTAGTTCATATATGACGTTAGCAACGTCACCATTTCATATGGATCAATCAGATTACACAGTAGAATGTTGGATATATCCAACCGTACTAGGGCGATATATAATGGGTATCTGGTCGTCTACAAGCGCATCAAATCAGGCATGGTCATTAAGAACGTTCAGTGGTGGTGAGATTAACTCTGAAATTGATCCCGGTGATGTCCAAATTGCAACTTCTTCTGCGGGAATCATAAAACTAAACCAGTGGCACCATGTTGCATTAACTAGATCCGGAGGAGATTTTAGAATATTTGTAGATGGAGATGTTGTAGCAAGTGGTAGTAGCCCCGGATTTAATATGGCTGAAGGTGGTGGATTTATGGGAATTGGTGCAGTTCAAGGATTAACTGGTAGTCCTTTTACTGGATATATTTCGGACGTCTATATTAGAAAAGGTGCCGCAAAATATACTTCAGCATTTACCATACCAACCGCACCTGTTCAAAATACCGACGCTACTTTGTACCTCCCATTTGATAACGCAGGTATCTTTGATAAAACGGGTAATCATACTCTGGCATTGAACGGTAACGTTGCTACATCCACTACTCAAACTAAGTTTGCTGATACTGCGATGTACTTTGATGGGAGTGGGGATTATCTAGCCTTGCCTGCAAGTTCAGAAACAGATTTCGGCACGGGCGATTTTACCGTCGAAATGTGGGCGAACCCAAGCGCGCAAACAAACGATTACCCATCTCTTATTGCGTGTGCTGCGTCTTGGTCTACTGGGGCGTTTTACATTAGATATGACAACGTGGGCAATGCCGACAGCTTTGGTGTTTTTTGGAACCCAGATGATCCGTTGATTATAGCGAATACAACTTCGGCAACTGGGACTTGGCATCATGTTGCCGTTGTTCGAAATGGAACTTCCATTGTTCTCTATGTAAACGGAACCAATGTTGGTTCTGCGACAATATCATCCACCCGCACATTAAACCTTGGCTTAGGTGGAGCTGTGTGGATTGGAAACAATGGAAGCGCGCAATGCTTCTATAAGGGCTACATCGAAAACCTCCAGATCCTTAATGGTGTTGCTAAGTACACCGCAAACTTTACACCACCTACTCAAGAACAGGGTAGACAATATCAGGCGGAGTCATAAGTATAAATAAAAAAATAACCTAACCCATAGAGGAGAGAGATATGGCAGAAGGTACACACCCAGCAGATACCAATGGTGATGGTATCGTTGATGAACGTGAACATGAAATGTACCTTGAGTTCAAGCGTAAGGAAATGGAAGACGCTGATGCTCAACGGGATGCAATCCGCAAGATGGCTTGGTTCGCACTTTTTGGTTTGTTACTTTATCCATTAGGGATATTTGTAACATCGATGTTTGGATTATCAGAGGCAGCAGGTTTGATTGCTGATATTGCGCCAACATACTTTGCATCAATTGCGGTATTAGTCTCGGCATTCTTTGGAGCAGACGCACTCGGCAAATCTAAAAAATAGATTATGTGGGTATTATTAGTTATGATAATGACCTCAGGCTCTCAACCTGAGGTTATAGCTTATGACCAAGGATGGTACACAAGCTGGGGTGAATGTAGAGACGTTGGAAAAGCTATGACCAGCGAACTCGATGGAAAATATACATATACATGTGTTGAATGGAAAAAGCGTTAATTTATGAAAAAACTGATCTATCAGGTTTCTATTGGGAAACCTTCTAAATTATATGGACATTGTACTCAATCGGTAAAAGACTATGCAGACCGAATTGGTGCAGATTATATTAAACAAACAATTCCTACCTTAAAAATCAAGCCAGATCCTTTTGCTACAAATAGGCATCCAAATGCTTGGGAAAAGCATGGCGGATTTATGCCTATCTTTGAAAAAGAAAATGTCTTTAATTATTTTGATGAATATGACATGTGCTGTGTTATAGATGCCGACATCTATGTTCGTCCAGATGCACCAGACATTTTTGAAGAGATGAGTGAAAATGATACCGTTGGTTCTGTTTATGAATGCGATCTACCAATCAATGACGCGTATGCTGCAAAGATTAAACAGTATTCTCAAAATTGCTGGTCTAATTATATGAAGTTTGATTGGAATCCACAGCCACGTACGGGATTAGATTTCTTTAATTCTGGTGTAATGCTTTATAATTCAAAGAATATGAAAAAAGCATTAAATGGAATGACACCAAAACAGTTCTTGCAGCAGCCGATGTTAAAAGATTTCATTGATGGCATTGGTTGGTTAAAATGGCAGTCAGATCAGATGACCCTAAATTATTGGTTTAAAGCAAAAGGCATTCCGGTCAAACGCTTGAATTGGAAGTGGAATACATTATTCACTGCGGTTTATACTAAAGATATGAAAGAAGCTCATTTTGTGCATTTCTTCCTTAAAGATAAATTGCCTAATCATGGTGAAAATGTAGAACAACTTATGAAAGAAATTACATGATACCAATGATGACAAAGAATGAATGGGAATTTTTAAAATCCTATTTACATTCTGATCAAATCATGTTAGAATATGGTTCTGGCATAAGTACTGGATTATTAGCTAAACTAGTGAATACTTTATATTCAATTGAGCACTATAAAGATTGGTATAACAGAGTAGTTAAAGAAATAAAAGGTTTAGATAATGTGCAGTACCTTTATATACCAAAGGAAAGCGGTGCACCGAAAGAAGATCGCAATCTAGATCCTAAGTTTTATGAGAAATATATAAACTGGCCAAAGACACAAGATGTAATATTTGATGTTGTGTTCATTGATGGACGAGCTAGACAATGGGTTGCTGAATCTATACTGGATAATATAAGAGATGATTCTTTAGTTTTTATCCACGATTGGAATCCAAAACTAAAACCAAAATACAGAATGCGTTACAAGAGAATATTAGATCTTTACGATATTGTAAAATCAGAAAATATGATGACATTACTGAGAAAAAAATGATTATTGATCCTAAAATTTTTATTCATATACCAAAAAATGCTGGTACAACCGTACGATTAAGTCCTATATTGAAAGGTAGGATTATTGAATCAGTTCCACAAAACCATAAAAGCAAAGAATATTCTGCTGCTGTAAAAGCACATATGGATAAGATTGGCGATCACCACGGATATGAGCATGCAAGATGGCGGGATTTAAAACCAACTCTTACGTCAGCTTATGACGCATTTGCAGTGATCCGCAATCCATGGTCTCGTGTGGTATCACGCTATCTTTTTGCAAAGAAAGTAACCGAAGTTGAAAAGAAACCTGATGCTCCACCTGGAAAATATAAAATTAATTCCCTAGAACATTTCTTAGAAGAACGCCATGAATGGGGAAACATGGAATATATGTGGCATCGTGCAATCCGTGGATGGTACCCACAAATTGATTATGTTACTGATGAATCCGGAAACATCCGCTGTGATTGTATTCGTCAAGAAGAATTTGATACTGCAATCAAACAGTATTTTAAATTGCCTAGTATGGATCGTCATCGGAATGTGACAAATATGTTAAAAGGAGATTGGAAAGATTTATATAATGAGAAGACAATTCAAATTGTTGGTGATTGGTATCAAGCAGATATCGATGCATTTGGATTTGATTTCGATACTCCTGCACAAAAGAATTATTGGAGTTTATAATGTCTTGTAGATTAACTGAAAAGAATGTTACATTCATACATATTCCAAAAACTGGTGGAAAATCAATTCGTAAGTTTTTAGAGACTAATCATGACTTTGTAAGAAAAACAATTCATGGAAAGGACAATTTAGAAAAATTATCTCCCGCAGAATGGAATAAAGCTAAACATCCAACAATGATAGAAACAAAAGAGATTTATGGACTGGATGATTTGGGATATATTTTCACTTGCGTTAGAAATCCATATCATCGTATTATGAGTGGATATTTTCACATGACACATATGAAAATAATTCCGAACTGTACATTTAGTAGATTTATTAAAGATAAAATTCATTACGACGGATTTATGAGACCAATGGTTGATTATATTGAGGATATGACTGGTGTTAATCACATTATGAAATACGAGACATTAACCGAAGACTTTGAATATATAAAAAGTGAATTAAAGTTAGAAGGTGATTTGCCGAATATTGGTAAATCTTTTAATACTAATAATGTATATTCAAATATATACAAAAACAATCCAGAATTTATAAAAATGGTTTATAACTTATATAGGCCAGATTTTATTAGATTTGAATACGATAGGGATCAAATATGAAAATTTTAGTACTCGGCGGCGATGGTTTTTGCGGATGGCCAACTGCATTAAAACTATACGCAAATGGACATGATGTTTTAATCCTAGATAATCTATCTAGAAGATTAATTGATGATGAATTAAAAACTTCATCCCTCACGGAAATTGCCACAATTGAACAAAGAATCAGAAAAGCCCAATCTGTGATTGGCAATAAACAAGGTTCTGGTAGTATTAAGTTTGTACGATGTGATGTTAGAAAATATCATAAACTTGTTGAGCACCTCCGTGCTTTTTGGCCAGATGCGATTGTACATTTTGCAGAACAAAGATCTGCTCCATATTCAATGATCTCTCAAAAAGAAAGACGATATACT